TCAATAAGTATGTTCGAATACTTCATCACCGATTTCACCGGCAAGCCAGCCTTCTACCGCAAAAATCCACTTAGCTGCCCAGCCGAGAGCTTTTGCTGCGGAGGTGGTTCGATTACCAGAGTCAATATCTTCTTTTCTTGCTGTACACATATAAAGGTCGCCGTTTGCATCTCTCAGAACATGAGGGAGAGAACCAGCTGCTTTATACAGTTCGTTCAAATCAGGTTTTACAGAGTAAACACGCAAAGAACCACCATATGTGTTGTTGTGCGGATGGTTATGATCGTACACGACCATTAAAGTCCATGTTCCACCATCTGCACCTCTTGGATTGAGATTACCAACCCAGCAAATTCTGCCGTCAGCCAATCTGTCCAAGACAAAATTAGGGAAATATAAATTCATAGCCTGCTTTTCATCGTTAAAAAGCTGAGGGTTTCTTTCATACCAATAGAATCCAGCCATCGTTGTCCTCCTTATGCCAATTTCCCTTCAGGTGCTTTCAGCGTTCTATTGAGCTGTGCCTGGGAGTCATTAGGCTCAACAATCTGACCAGAAGGGGTTACATTAACAGATTCACCTCTTTTGAGTCGTTCAGCAATTTCTCTGCGCTTTGCAGCAGCAGCATCTTCTTCAGCGGCGAAACGTCCTGCGGGAACAGTGATAAACTTCATAATATATACCTTCTTTCTAAATAATCTTTTCTTTTTTAGCTGTAGAACCTTCTATCATCAGTGCCGAGTGAAGCAGTTCTAAGTCCCGGAACTCGGTTCTTTGAGAAAAATAGAATACACAATTACTGTTGGCAGTAAAAAACATCAAAATTGCTAACATCGTTGTCCACGTCAACGGCGTTGTTTTGCGTTCGATTGCAGAAATCGTTTGCCTGCTCAACCCAATTTTTTCACCAAGTTCAGTTTGTGAGATACCATATTTCTTTCTTAATGCAGGTAATCTGTCCACCATGTGTGCAATTAAGATTTCCTGCTCAGTAGATGTAATAATTTCAGACACTCAAATCCTCCAATCTTCGTATTTTATGGTTAGGAACAAAGGTTTTTTCGTAGAATATATCCTTCATTGAAAACAAGCAAAAAAGCGCCGTAAAACAGCGCTTTCCATAATTCTGCTATGATACTTGACCATAAATTTGACCCTTAATATTATTCCAATAATCCATCTGCAATCTTTTCTGCTGCATTGATGGATGCACATACTTATTAAGAGTAATGCTTACATTCGAGTGTCCTAATATTTCACTTAATGACTTTATATCAAACCCAAGCGCAACACAGTTTGTAGCAAACGTGTGACGTAAGGTGTGATAGTTGGTCTTTTGGATTCCAGCCATAGTTAGAACTTGGTCAAAGTAATATTGGAATGTCCTCGGCTCAAGGGGCTTGTTTATTGAACCAGTCAAAATATAGGCATCGGGTGGATCTTCCTGTGCCAAAGTACAAATAATCGGTACAAGAAAACTTGGTATAGGTATTACTCGAATGGAAGATTTGCTTTTGGGAGACCCGACATGAATTTTTGTCTTTGTTTTCCCGGAGGAATGGGCAATTCGTTGAACTGTGCGTCGTACATACAAAATAGCATTCTTAGTGTCGATATCTGTCCACTGTAATGCACAAACCTCTGCTTTTGTCAATATAAGTCTAAAAAAAATTTGCTTTTAATTCGCAAAAAGCACCACTGTTTTCATCCAGTGATGCTCCCTGCGAACAATCTTATTCAGTTTATGCTTTTTCTTCTTTGTAGAAAATGTCATCCATCTTCCAGTTTATCTCCATACGTCCTGGTCCATAAATAAAGACTTTCTCAATAATCTTCGACAGCTGTATTTTGTCAAAATCCTGCAATGCTGCAATCTCATTTACTTCCATTTCTTTTTCTGTTGCTTCATCACATTTTTTCTTCGCTGTGGCAATCTCATTCTCCAATTCTATTATCTGCAAAGTGATTTCTGAAATACGAGAAGTCGTTTTTTCCAGTTCTTCCATATACCCTTCCTTGTCCAACACTTCTGAACGATAATCAGAATACAGTTTCATCTTTCTTGACGAGAGTCGCTTTTTTTCACTTTCCAGTGTTGCGATATTTTCTTCTTTCAAAATTGTTTTATGCCATTCACTTTTCTTTTTCTCAAGATTTTCCGAAATAAATTGTGCCATATTTTTGGCTGCATCCAGTACTGTTTCTTCTGCTTCTTTCCTGTCCATTTTACTTTCCGCACACCCACTAAGACCGCTGATATGTGCCTGCATACAGCGATACCCAGTCTCTCTGCTGGTAAAACCAAGTCTTCTTCCACAGGTCGGGCAAAAGAAAATAGGGCAGGCTACTCCTCTTTTTGCAAGAACTTTTTTCTGGTTAGTAAACGCTTTCTCATTTGCTTTCCGGAATAATTCATCGGATATAATTGGTTCATGTGCATTTTCTACAACAATCCACTCCTCTTTATCATTGGAAACCAATTTATTGCTTCCTGTTCTTGCCACTCTCTTTTTATTCCAAATAATTTTTCCAAGATACACTTCATTTTTGAGCATATCTGAAATGGTTGTGACTGACCAGAGTTTCTTTTCTTTTTCGTTTTCTCTGTGCATTTTTATACCTTTTCTGCACATATACTCCCGGCATGTAAGCACATGGGTTTCGTTCAGATATTTTGCTATCTGTCCTTTTGTTTTTCCATCTGCCGCCATTGTGAATATCAGTTTCACTATTTCAGCCGCTTCTGGGTCTATAACCAGATGATGCTTATCTTCTGGATCTTTAATATATCCATATTTGGGAAAAGCCGGCATATATTCACCGTTTTTAGCATGTGTTTTCATAGCAGAACGAACTTTTCTGGACAAATCTCTGCTGTACATTGCATTCAGCATATTTTTTAACGCTACACTCATTCCTCCAGTAAAACCAGAGGAATTGATACTGTCAAAGCCATCGTTAATTGAGATAATTCGAATACCAAGGACTGGCAGGATTTTTTCCAGATAATTCCCCACATCCAGATAATCTCTTCCAAATCTTGAAAAGTCCTTTATAACAATACTTTTTATACGTCCTGCTTTTGCATCTTCCATCATCCTCTGAAAGCCAGGACGGTTAAAGTTTGTACCACTGTACCCATCGTCTACATATTCAACTACTGGACAGTTAGTAAATTCGTCCTGTTTTTTGATAAATTCGTTTATCAGCATTCTCTGTGCACTGACACTGTTACTTTCGGCTTTTATACTGCCATCTACATCATTATCCTCCGACGAAAGTCTGATATAAACAGCGATACATTCTGTTACTGGCATAACTCAGCCTCCCGTTCTTTTGCATATTTTCTTAATTCTTCCAACATATCATCATACACCAAACGTACCGTAATAGAACCGCTTTCATGTATTTCGATTTTTTCTACAAAAGCATTGACCATTTCCTTTGTCAGCGTTCTCGTATTGCGGTATTTATTGATCAATGTTTCCCATTCTTCCTCTGTGTGAAAATTTTTTTCATATCCAACCTGATGCTTTAATAAAATTTCCATGTTATTCTGGATCTCTTTTTCTGTTTCCGCATCCTGCTTTGAAAATGTTTCATACTGCTCTGCATCAATAATACGGCACACATAATCCTCAAACAATCTTTCCCGGTGTACTGCCACTTTTTCCAGTTCTTTCCGGCATTTCTTGATTTCCCTGTTAAACACATCATATTTTTTAATGCTTTCCTGTCTTTGATTCAACCGCCGAATCAAATCTACATTTTCAACATATACATTGATATGTGCACGTATCACACGCAGTACATAATCATTCACTTCCAAATCAGTGATAGAATGTGGCGTACACTTCCCGTGGAGCTTATTATTTCCACAGTAAAACCTACGATGATTGCCTTTTGTTTTCCCATATAAATACATGGTTTTTCCACAGTCTGCACATACAATTTTCTGCTTGAAAAAGTTGAAGTCTCTTACATTATTGCCATTTGATTTACGAGCTTCATTAACCCGCTTTACGATATGACCAATCTTTTCCTGTACCTCATCAAAATCCTTTCTGCTCACAAGTGCCTCATGGGTATTTTTGATAATGATCCATTCTTCTTTCTGATTCATTTTCTGTCTCTGTGCTGCCCAGGAATCATTGGTAAACTGATTATGCACACTATCACCGGCATAATATTGATTCTCAAGGATTTTGTGGACTGTTCCTCCACTCCATGTCCATGTCGCTGACTTTTCGTTTGCTTTTCCTGCTTTATCCAGCTTGTAGGCTTTCGGGCAGAGATACCCATCCGCATTTAATTTCCGGGCAATCTCTGCATAAGTCATTCCATCAATAAAATACTGAAATATCTTTTTCACCACTGGTGCTGCTACCGGATCTGGAATCAGCTGATGAGGATTATCCTTGTCTTTTTCATAACCATAAGCCATCTGACCGGAAGGAAATTCGCCATTTGCCCAGCTCGTCCGGTATGAACTTCTTATTTTCTTTGCCAAATCTCTGGAATAAAACTCATTATACACGTTTGACATGCTGATCAGCAGGCTTATGTCATCTCTGAACGAATCATAATGATCATTCACCGAAATAAAACGCACATTAAAGAATGGGAACACTCTTTCAATATAGCTTCCTGCCTCTACATAATTTCTTCCAAGTCTAGAAAGATCTTTAACAATAACACAGTCAATATTTCCCTCTTTGATGTCCTGCATCATCTCATTAAAACCATCTCTCTCAAAATTAGTTCCGGTTTTAGATATATCATAATATTCCTTTGCAACCACGATATCTTTCTGTTCTTTTACGAAATTATGAAGCAGAACCATCTGCGTTTCTATCGTATTTCTTTCTCTGTTCTTTTCACTCTCATAGGAAAGCCTTGCATAAAGGGCTGCATGTGAAACTTTTTCACACTGGTTTTCAGCTTCTGTAACCAAATTTTCTTTATTTCCAACATTCACATAATCTACTTTTCTTGATTTTCGAGCCATTTATACGACCTCCCTCTTTTGAATTTCTATTCTTCCGTCCATACCTGTGCTGACATCGCATCCCACCGACTGTATCTGCCGTAACAGAGATTGATAACAATCATCAAAATTAAATCTGACTTCAATATGTTTTTTGTCATATACTAATATCTGGTCAATCAGTTCAACAGCAACCGTTCTTGTAAGTTCCTGTATATTCTGATGCTCGGCAAAATAATCCAGCCAATGATATTTATCACTTTTTGATTCCAGGACTTCACTGATCTGTTGATCAATGCTTCGGACTGCTTCCTCGGCTTTTTTCCGTTTTTCTGTGTACCCGTCATGAAGCTCTTTATAATCTTCTTTTGAAATGATTCCTTCACGGAAATCCTCATATAGATAATCTCTTAACTCCCGGCATCGCACGGCTTCTTTTTCTTTTACTTCTTTTCTAATTTCCAGTTCTTTTATATCCAATTCTTGAAATGGTACTTCATGGATAAAATCCATGATTTTTTTCATATCAAGGATATTTTCAATATGGATTTTTACCAGTTCCAATACTGTTTCTTCTAGTTTACCCATTGGTATTCTGTGTGCTGCACACGCTTTCGTAGCCGCATGTCTGGAACAGATATAGTAAGCGTATACCTTTCCTCCTGCCGGAACATCCCGTTTGATCATCATTGCCCCACAGTCTCCACAAACCACAAGTCCAGATAATGGATATACCTTTTCCTCGTTCGGAGAAGTCCTTGTATCTATCCCTAATAATCTCTGCACCAGTGCAAATTCTCGTTCTGATACGATAGCCTCATGATTTTTTTCAATTCTAACCCAATCTGTCTCCGGCTTTTTCATCAATTTTTTTACTTTATGGTTTGGTGTTGTTCTTTTTCCCTGCACCAGAGTTCCAGTGTATACTTCATTTTCAAGGATTCTTTTTACCGACATGGCGCTCCATTCTGCCTGTTCGTGTGTTTTAAAATTATCCTGAATCCTTATTCCAAGACTGTGCTTATATTCCATTGGCGAAAGAACACCCTGTTTGTTCAATGCATTGGCAATTGCTGTCTGGCTCATACCTGATAATTTCATGCGGTAAATTTCTTTGACGATACCTGCCGCATATGCATCTATCACCAGTTTGTTTTTATTATCTGAATCTTTCTGGTAGCCATACGGTGTAAACGCTCCAATATATTCCCCATTTTTTCTCTTTACTTCCAGGTGGCTTCTTATTTTGATAGAAATGTCACGGCAATATGCATCGTTAATAAGATTCTTGAAGGGAATCACGATTTCGTCTGCCTGACTTTTTCCTTCCAGGCTATCATAATGATCATTGACCGCAATAAACCGCACGCCAAGTGCCGGAAATAATCTTTCGATATATTTTCCGGCATCAATATACTCACGTCCAAAACGGGAAAGGTCTTTTACGACAACACAATCCACAATTCCTTTTTTGATATCTTCCAGCATCATCTGAAATGCAGGACGTTCAAAATTAGAACCACTGTAACCGTCATCCACCCGTTCTGATACAACAACTATATCCTTTTTATCTTTTAGGAAATTTTTTATCAGATCTTTCTGATTTGAGATACTGTTGCTTTCACGCTTTCCAACAGTAGCAACATCGCCATCTTCTTTCGATAAACGAACATAAATGGCTGCATGATAGATTTTCTTTGAATTGTTAATATGATTCATCTTCATCCTCCTTAGTTTTACCTTTCCATCAACATTGGTAAAACCCAGAGGGTGAGTCGATTTTGTCCTGATTGGAATGAGGAGTCCTGAATTCCTCGCCTCCATATTAACATAACTCTTCAGATTTTACCATCACTTTTTATACAGAAAGCAAAAGTTCCTCAAATGCATCTTCAAAAGATACTCCATTGTTTGCAAACCGTATTTTCACTTTTACATTTCCTATACAGACAAGATAGGGATTTCCCACCTGTCTGAGATATTGAGCTATTCTTTTTTCTTTCGTCTGATTCCGGTCAATCCTTATTTTTCGGATGTCCTTCAATTCCTTCAGATCTACATCATCAAAATCCGTTTCCAGATAGTTTCTATATTCTTCCGCAGTCATGACCTTCTCCTTCCATTCCCATCTGAATCCGTACTGCTTTCAGTACCCGATCCAGGCTCCACTTATTTACTCTTCCGCATTTCTCAATAATGCATTTTGTAGAAATGCTCATAACCTGTTCAGCCAATGCCAGGCTTCCTTTTCGGATCCCTGTCATGTCGTATTTACTGATAAATACATGCGTTGGTAAATACCGCTTCTTATATATTCTTGACGTCAGCGGAACTACTGTAATGACTGAACTATATGTATTAGCTTTGTTGTTACTTACTACGATCACCGGTCTTACTCCTCCCTGAACCGAAGTTGTCGGGAACATACCGAGATCCGCCCATAAGATATCTCCTCTTCGAATCGTCACTTGTCATCTCTCCAATCTTTTTAATTTGTAAAGCATTCATAGCGCTATATTGGCTCCACAGGGATACGGCAGAGTTCCTTTCCAAGACGGAAAGCTCTGCCGCATAACCTCTATAGCCAATTTGATTATTAAACAGTGCTCGCTCGATTCTATTTATCCTCGATACCCCGAATCGTTACTCCTGCATCTGCAGGGAGGGAATAATAACCTGCCCGGATGCTATACTCCGGACCACAACCCAAAAACTCTCGTTTCCAGGCTCTGGCAGTTCATAGGTTTACCAGTTACAGACTTCTCAGGGGCTGCAAGTGTATCGCATCTCACACATGTCATCGCATCACCAGTCTGCCGACTGGCTTTGGTCAGTGCTTTTTCGCAGTATTATTAGCTCAAAAAAGTTTTTTACGTCTTATAATCCTATAGCGGCATCTTCCTCGTGCTCACTGTATGAAATGTCACGTCAGTTATTATTGGATATTCAGTTTTCATGGTGCATTTTAGGGAGTCCTTAAAGCTCCTCTAATTACTAAAGTCAAATGACTTCGACAGATGCAAAAAAATTTCCGAATTTTTTAAAAAAATTTTTTCATATACATTTCACGCATTTTATTAAGGATCGTTTTCAGCTTGTAAGCTAATACCTGTCTGGAAATCCCCATAATCTCTGCCATCTGTGTCTGTGTCTTGTTTTCAAAGAAAATGCCGTAAATAATCATGCGTTCCTCTGAGTTCAGTTGATTGATCACTGTGTGAATATCCTGCTGTTCCATTTTTGTCAGTACACAGTGCTCCACATCACAGTTCAGATCTGGAAAATCCTCAATCATGAAGCCTTCTCCATCAATGGACTGACCGCTGTAAGGTACTTCTCTCAGCATCTTATCCACAACCTCACCCAGTTCATTCTTAATCTCAACTTTTTTTGCCTTGCTGCTTCTGTAAAAATTATTCATCGCATACGCAACTTCTTTTGTAATCTCGATCATTTCTCCATCAATATTTGCGTAATACTTTCCTTCGTAAAAATATGGGTGTTCAATATACATATCCGTTCCTCCTGAATTTGAAATCTTGTTGCTCGTTTCAAATCCAGAAGGCGG